GAGGCTGAGCTTGCTCACGTAGCTTTCCGATTAGACCAGCTACTTGTTCAAAAGGTGCCTTAGCAAGAGCGGCAAGAATCATGTTTGCTTCATCTAGAGTCAATTCAAATTTAAGCATGTTTTCTCCAATCATTTTGATTTTTTGCCAATGTTATACTTGGCGGTTAAAGTCCAGTCTGGTTTTTCTTTAAAAGATACGACCTTGATCTGAGACAGCGATACTCGTTTTTCCGCTTTCGCCGGAACAACGATTTTTAATAATCCCCAGTCCGATAATAGACTAGCGATTGTATTTCTACGTTCTATATCACCTGCAGTTATATTTGCTTCCTTACCATCGAGCGCAAATAACTCCTTAAAGTGAACGATAAAATATCTGCCCTGCTTGTGCAAAATATGACAAGACTGATATAGTGTTTTATCTTTTCTGGATGCCACTCCAATGCGAGTGAGAGTTTCACGAACCTTTAGAAAGTTATCAGGTTCTGGCAACGTCACTTCAAGCATTGAGTCTGGCGACCAATCGTAATAAATTAATTCTACAGTCATTTCACAATCCTTTTTATTGTCCATAATTTATCATTAGACTGTATTATTTATACGACTTTTAGATTCAGCGTCCTCCTGTTTCATATTTTTCACGAAGATTATTGATCGAATCTTCTGTAAACATATCGACAACACTTAGAGCTTTCTGGCGGGAATAGTTATATTCTCGCATAATAAGTTCTGTCTTTTCTTCGAGCTTATCCTGCTTGTGCCACTTAGAAAATCGCCGTTTCTTTGGGATTGAAATCCTATAGAAATCATACTGCCACTTCTTTGGAATGTCGCCAGAGCGATTCATTTCATTGGCATAGAGTATCGTATCCGAGAAATAAGACAACCCTCTATTAATCATAAAGGAGTTGTATTCCTTTTCATTCAAAGGATCTTCACGAATAAGATCCTTCTTATTCTCGTTGATAGAGTTTAGAAAGTCAAAGAAATTCATCGCGATTCCAGCTTCTTAAGATCTTCTTCTGAAATTTTAAACAATACACCCGGAAATTTTTCTTTTAGAATACTTTCAAGTTTTTCTTTAGTTTCGCTGTGAGCCAAGTACAACCCATTCTCTTTTGAATAAACAAAAAATTGACCTTCGTGATCTTCGACGTTGATCATAACGACGTTTCTTTCTGTTTCTTCAATAGCACTGGCAGTTACATTTTCGATTATGCGATTCATAATCATCATCGCATAAACTTCTCGTAATTTCCAACCTATAATAAAACACACTAAACCAAATACAACATAAACAAGTAAGGTGTCCATTATTTAAACTTAAGACGAGCCATGATTTCTGTAAGTGCAGCCATAGTGTTGATCTCCCTGTCTGCAACGAATGCAGCTTTATACTGATAATCTGCTAGGATTAATACAAGTTCAGGAATAGCAGTTTGTTCTAGAATATCTGCAGCCTTGTCATACAGATTGCGAAACAATTCTGTAGATTCTATATCACTGTTTTTTCCAACCCACTTGCGCACTTCGGTGAAGTTCTTTGCTTTGAGATTCTTAACCAACTCGCTGTATGATTCATCACCAAGATTGACAAAGATTCCTGCATCGATCTTACCGTTAACAGAGTATCGCTGCAACTCATTGATGATTCTGCGATAATCTGGGAAGTACTTCATGATAAGCTGAGCCAATACTTTACTATCAGTCTCTACACCCTGCATCTCAAGAATCTGAGATGCTCTCTTATAGAACATAGAAGCAATGGTAGGCTTATCCTTATTCTCTATTTTGAACTCGACCACCGCACATCGAGAATGCAGAGGTTCGATGATTCGGTTTTTGAAGTTGCAAGTGAAGATAAATCGACAGTTATTACTGAACTCTTCGATAAACCCACGGAGAGCAGGCTGAGTACTATTAGCGTTAAGATAATCAGCTTCATCTAAAATAACCACCTTCTTTGCATTGGTCAGGGAAACAGACGATGCAAAGTTCTTGATCTTATGACGAAGAACATCGATACCAGATTCCTCTGAGCCGTTAATAAATAGATACTCAGCACCGATCTCGTTGCACAGTGCTTTAGCAACTGTAGTCTTACCAACACCTGCCGTACCACACAGCAGAAAGTTAGGGAGTTCACCCGAGGCGATGAACTCCTTGAACGTGTTCTTAAGAGATTCAGGGAGAACACATTCATCGATTGTCTTAGGACGATACTTCTCAACCCAGAGATATTGGTTCATGATGTTAGTACTTGCTTCCACTCGTTGTTTGTTTTGATGTATAAGTTACCATCAGGTCCAGGTTTAATTGCTACAGTAACTATTTTATCATAACTATAAGCTGTAGGTGAAATTATATAAAATCTATTAGGATCGTCCTCATCAAATTGAGGGATTGGATCTTTCTTAGCACTGTATCCGTGTTTCAACTCCAAGCTCATGCTACTGGCATCAACTTCATCTAAAATTTTCTTATTAACTACGGGTTTATTGTTGTATTGTCTATAACCAAGAACAAGACCTGCTATTGCTCCAGCTACCATGCCGGAGCCCGTAAGAAATTTACGTCTCTCCATTTGAACTCCTAGAATTCAGAGTCAGCTTCAACGGCAACGTAGTAAGTCAGATCAGAAGCAGTATGCTTAAACCGCGAGATCTTTTTCTTAGAGATAGAAACCTGATAATCATTGGGAAGCATCTTAAGATTTTCTATTTTAAGATTAGCCTTGAAAGTTTCGTCGGTATCACCAATGACAACTTCATAGGCGTTTGAAGTATCGTTCTTCTTATCAGAAACGATAACCTTCAGTTTACCATCTTCACCGACAATAGAAACATCGGTTGCTTTTAGCACTGAAGAAGTGCGCTGAATCATAGCCAGTTGAGTTGCTTCGAGCGTGAACTCGACGTCTCCACCTGGGAATTTGATTGTTGTTGGTGCTGACTTGACGACACCTTCGCCTGCTGCGAAGTATTTGATCCTGCTTGATCCACCGTCTGAAACCAAGACGTGCTTTTCTGAGAAATCGAGTGTTGTCGTTTGGAAGAGGGATACCACATTTAAAAACTCGTTTAGATCGTAGATTCCGAAATCAATAGGGAGTGTTTCGGCGATAGTTGCTTCGGCCATGACATTCTTTCCTTCTGAAATCGTAGAAAGACGAGTGCCAGCCTTAAGCATAATGCTGCCGTTGATTGCAGCAAAGTTTTTAATCAACGTTAGTGTTTCTTTAGAAAGTTCCATTTAATTTCATTTCTCCTCTTTAGAGTATACCACATCGTGTTCGTATAAGAAAAACAAACAACACGCTGCATGAGCAAGATGGTGGATACCTGATTCAGGATCAAGCTGTTCACCTTGTTTCCAAGCCCACAGATGACGTTGCATTGCGTCGAAATATCTACGCTTAGAATCTGGAACTTTCTTCCAGTTATCACGCTCGTATTTTTGAGCACCAAAAGTAAGCACTCTCACCATTTCTTCAAGAGCTAAGGGAGGAACAAGGCCATATTCCAACTTATTGGCGTCGAATTTTCGACCACCGGTAGTCGCAATTTGCGATGCTTCTACTGCATCAACTTGCTTTTGTTTTGGCATAATACCTCTTACACAAAAATAAATAAAGGATCCGGATTGCCCGGATCCTTTTTCTACATCAACTGAAGATTAATTGAAAAATCCTAGAGCATGCAGAGTTTGTACCATGCGGCGGCTAGGTTTGCCGACCTTGTACTTAATAGTACGCTCTCCAGTCGAGAGAGTGGCTTGGTTAGCGTAAACACAGACACCACGACTGCGAAGAGCATGGATTGCTGCAGTAGGATTCTGCAGACCAAACATGCCAGTGATTTGGCGGGGTGTTGCAGTTGAACCCGAGTTCAAGTAAGCTTCAAGACGAGAAAGTTTAGTCATAATAACTCCATGTTAAATTAAATGATTAGCTTTTTTCAAGCTGTTTCCATAATACCATGTTCTGCAAGCTCTGTAAAAAATTCTTTATCCTCTTCAGACATAGATTTTTCTACTGACTTAGCAACTTTCTTGGTAGAAGAAACAGTGGCGAGATTAGGAGCTGGGAATTTGTAAACTCCACGCGAGACCTTTTCTCCTTTTACAAGCCACATCGGATACCCGATTTTCTCTCCACCATTGTTGCGATCAGCATGAAGCTTGAAGAATAGTTCTTCAATTTCAGGACGCGTGATCGATTCAGCATTGGCGAGTTCGGGCCTAAGGCGAACAAAAGCATCAATACAACGTTTTTGAGCT